ATCATGGTGTACCCGGGCGGGGCGATAATGGCTTTCTTCAACTTGTTAGCGTTAGCTCCTCGGCTCGGCAGGTTCTGCATGTTAATCTTGTCGTCACCACCAAAGCGCCCCGTGTGGGCAGCGTAGTAGCGAATCGGCACAGGCAGCGCACCGCGCGATGCAATCTCAATGAACCGTTGGGTGCGAGTCTCCTCCAGCGTTGACTTGTTACCCAGTCGTGCGGCAACGAGGGCTTGCACGCGTTCGTCTGGATACTCAGCCAATGCTTTGAACGCTTCATCGTTCTTGGCAAAAGCGTAGGTCTGCTCCCCGGTGGTAGGGCTAATCTTCATGGGTGGCTCGACACCACACTCCCGCAGCAGATCAGCAAACCGGTTGTTGCTCATCAGGTCAGCACGGTCAGCCGCGCACTCCAACAGCAGCCTCTCTTTACGTGCTACGGTTTCTCGCAGGTGCTCTTCCAACATGTCTTTATCAAGCTCAAGGATGGGCTCGATAAACATGCGCAAGGTCAGATCAATGATCTTGAGTTCTTGCTTGGGAAACTTCTTTACCATCTTGGTAAAGAGTTTGTACGTGAGGTTCACATCGTTGAGGCAGTAGTCACCGTACCGCCCAAGGTCAGCCTCACTGAAGTGCATGCGGCGTTTACCGATGGCGTTCAGTACTTCCGTCCCTTTCGCCCCGAGGCTATATCGCTCAGCCAATGCTTTGAGGCTACCACCCACCTCCACGCCATGGAGAGCCCTTCCCATGCAAAGAGTATCAAGCCAAACACGGGGATGAATACCAAACTGCCAAGCAAGAATAGCGCCGTCAAACATCGTGTTATGAGCCAGAACCATACTGTCCGACCAGTTGAACGACTTGCGTAGCCACTGCTTGACATCTTCGTGTTCTCCACTCGCCCACTGTGGCTCGTCATTGTTCACCTTCACGCCCACACCAATCACTTCAAACTGCGGACTACGGATGTATTCCTCAGTTGTGATCTTCGACAGGGAAAAGTCCCGGTCGTAGTACGTTTCAAAGTCAATCGTAATCAAGTCCATCATTACACCCGCTGTACATCTGGTGGGACGTACCCCGCCATCGTGGCGTTGTAGTCAAAGTTGTCAGTGAAACAATCGCGTATGGTGACCGTCTCGGTGCCGTACCCTTGCACCGTGTCGTTGTACGTAAATACTTGTTTCGGTACGCGAGTGTTGTTGTGCACAAAATCCAACCCTTCGGGAGTGGGTCGCCAAAGTCCCGAATGCTTAGTCTTTGTTTCGCCTTCGTTATTCTTGCGTTCGACAAGCCCCCACCATCTGAGAGTCGGTAACTGATTGGATTGCACCACCCATCGCGGTCCAATCTTTGGTACATCAACCCACCCTGCATCATCTGGCGTTGCGTAACACAGCCAAATAAGTGACCGCGCCATTGTTCTATTGATAGGACGGGCGTAAATCTTTCCCCATCGATCACATACAGGGCAATGCCCGCCGCTCGTTTCGATTGTGCCGCGCCATACACCACGCAGCTTTTCCATCATGCCTTCCATCTCGTTCTCCTTTGTTTACATCCAAGTTTCGCCTTCGGTTACTTCGCGCAATTTCTTTTTGTAATGATGGTACTTACCCGCATCGGGACTATCTTTCTTACCCTGCCGCATGGCGTACTTGATCATGTTGCCTTTCAAGAATCCACGAAACTCCTCGGGGGTTAGTAGTGCTTCCATAACATCCCACGGTTGGGGATCAAGGTCTTTGTAGTGGTTGCCACCCACTTGCATGTCATCGGCTTTGACTTCAGTCATCTCAACTCCATCTTTATCAATTCGAGGGTCATAACATGCGCACCCTCGTTCTGCGCATCCACGGTCGGCGATCAAAACGGGGCTTCCTCTATGTCGTCAATCGTTGCATTCGCGGGGCGGTTCTTTCGGCCCCACTTGGCTAGTTCCTTCGGGTCTACTGTCCCAAACGGCCACGCGGGATATGGCAAGGATGCGTTCCATTGCTTTTTTAATTCCATCGCGCTCATTGGTTGCGACGATGAGTTCTCGTTTGAGGGTTTCATTCTGCGTTTTCATCCTTCGTAATTCACTTTCTAGTTCGGCGACCAGCAGGTCGAGTTCTCTTTCCGTCTCTGTCACAACGCCACTCCTTTCGCGGCGATCCGCTTGTAGTGCGAAATGTTGTTTCTGATAGATCGCCACTCCAGTGCGTTCTTTGTGATTATTTGTGGCTGCTCCGGGAACTCAGCGAACCACACTTTGAAGTGCGCACCGTTGCGTGGTTCCACGGCGATAACATGGAACCCAGCCTTCTCATACTCCTTAATTTGTTCACGTAGCACTCTCGGCACGTTCATTTTTCTTCTCCACTATTGTTCGCATACGTCCTGCACGAAACTCGGCCTCGACGATAGCGACTGCCTTCTCCAAATCTTTCACAGTAATGATGTCCATCTGAGCGTCGTGCAGTTCCATCATCGTGTTCAAAGCCATCATCTCCTGCGCTCGTAAGATAAACCGACCCGTTGTTGCACCGCGCTTACCCACGGCTTGCAGTGCGTCAAGCCCTCCGTTGACAACATCTTTGTACTCACGACCAAACCCCATGCGGTGCAGTGCTTCGACAACATTGATGACTGCCATCAACTTCTCAATGTCATCCCGGTTAGCTTGCCCCCGAGTCAGGCGCGACATGGCAAGATGGTTCTTGATCTTGAGATCAATCAGGAACGACCCATGCTTTGCAATGGGTGTCATGCTCTCCATGACGTACCCGACTGGGTTCAGGATGAGACCTTTGGGTCGGTACTTACTGCGCTTACGCATTGGTACCACCGTTTTCATCTACCCATGATCCGTCTCGGAAGATGAACCGTGTAAACAGTAGCACTCCATCCTTATCGTAGTGCGCTGCCATGCAGGGTGGTTCACGGAATGCGGGCGCGGTCGGGTAAAGACCTCGGCTGCTCCCCTTGTCGTGCGGGAAGTAGTACATGGTTGTGTATACATCCTTGGGCACATCCGGCGGGATGGTGAAGTCATACAGTTCGCGTTTCATCGATTTTTCTCCTCAAGGAACTCGTCGATTTTGTTGATCAGTTCTGCCCTGCTCAGTTTGCTTTCGTAGAAGTCTCGCGCTTCATTGATACTTAGCCCGACCCACGGGCGTTCGATTACGTCATTCCCTGCTTGCTTGTAAGCCTCGGCTCTCCACATAGCGGCTCGGAACTTGTTGCGTTCGCACTCGGGGCATTGGCTCATGTGTTCTTCTCCTTTAGCTTTGCTTCGATAGCTCTTGCTAACGAAAAAATGTCCCATCTGTCTGATAGCCAGTCAGCATTCTGAATGTCGCAAATTTCTATCTCTGTCAGCCCGACCCACTCGCGTTTGCCGAGCTTGCATATACCGCACATACACTCCACCTGCTGTTCTGCCTGCTCGATGGCGGTTCGGAGGGCGGCAACGGCTGCGTCGCATGACATGAAAGGTGGGCCTTTTGCTTGGTATTCTTCCAATGCTTCTAGCGCTTGTTTCATTGCTTCGATGCTCATTTCTCACCTCTGCTTAAAACCAAGACGCCGCATCCCGAGTTCGATCAGCATGGCTGCGTCCTCAAGACCATTGTCTGAACTGCTGAATCCAGTCTGCCATTTGCCCCCGACTCGTTTTCCGATCAGCCCAACAGAAATCAGTTCTCCGTTCTTGGCGTCCTCCAACCACTGCTCAAGAATCAGGATGCACTCGCTGTTGTCGGGTGTCGTTGCTTTGATAAATGGTTTGATGTTGTCTGTCATCTCTCACCCCTCTTTCTAATCATCGCTGCCGCAGCCAGAGTGCCGTAGCCGTCGATCCCTGCCTGCTCTACTGCCAAAGCGCAAGCCTCTCGCTCCCTCTCCACCGCCTGCCTGACCGCAACACAAGCTGGTCGCTGGCACTCAGCATGGCAGGTATGGATGCCGTCGTAGGACAAACGCTCACGCTCGGCAGCAGCTACGCTCTCTGCAAACCTCAGCACCCACTCTTCACCCCACGGTGATGCGAAGATAGACTTCTCATGCGGGTGGCAGGCTTTCTTCGCCAGATCAATGATCTGCTTCGGATTCATCTTCCACCTCCGACAAATCCACTACACCCGCGTTTTGCATCCGGAACCACACACCATAGTTAAACCGGAAGCTTCTTCGGCGCTCGGGTTCAAACCCAGCAACGACCACTGCCGAGTTGTTGTTCATGATTTTTAAAAGCTTTTCCCGGAACCGATCTGCGTCGAAGTCCAGCCACAAAGCATAGGCATCAATGCCTGACTGAGTTTTGTCAAACAGAAACCTCATGGCTGTAAATGCTTCAATAGAAATAGGGAACCGGGATTGTTCTCTACTTTTTTTAGGCGGAACACCGCAAGCATCGGAAACACTAAGTGCCACGACACTATGCAAAAGATTCCGGCAAGCAGTGGTCTGAAAGTTTTTATCCAGCATGATTATTCCTTATGTGTAAACGCTAATCAGCAATCATCTGCCCAATGTTTGAGGGCAGTGCATGTTCAATGCGTTTGCGGATTGCGGGTGGAATTTTGGGAAGGGGAAACCACGCCACAAACCATGAGTCTTTCCCGTCATACCATCCCGTGTTTGCGATCCCGGCTTGGTTGAGCAGTAGCACCTTCGGCCCTGTAGGACAGGTGTCTATGGGTCTCCATTCCAAAGACGCGTCAGTTTCCGCTTCCTTGTTGGTCATAATCACCTCGGTTGTTTGGATTGCATCCGGATCTGGGAGTACAGCTTCAGGATCAGGATCGATAGATCCGCACATTTCTGCTGTGCCTCTTCAAGCTCATTGGAGAGCAGCAATTGCTTGATGAGCTTGACCTCTCGGTCGATGTCTAGAACAGGTTCGATGTAATCAATCACGGTG